CGACTGCACGTCACACGCCACCATCGCCAACTACGAAGCAGGACGACGCACCATCCCCCGGGACCGCGTCGAAACCCTCGCCCGGGTCCTCTGCATAGACCCCCGCATCATCGACCCCGACGCAGCGTAAGGAGCCAGCAATGAGGAAGTCAGCAGAAGAGCGTTTCTGGTCAAAGGTCGAAAAGACCGAGGCCTGCTGGAACTGGACCAAAGGGACCCACCCGACCGGATACGGAATGTTCAGCTTCACGGGCCGCAACCGCTACGCGCACCGCTACTCCTACGCACTCGCAAACGGTCCGATCCCCGAAGGTCTGTCTATTGACCACCTCTGCCACAACCCTGGCTGCGTTCGGCCTTCTCACCTCCGTGCAGTAACTCACAAGCAGAACCATGAGAACCGAGCCGGCGCGGACTCGAACAATAAGTCCGGGATTCGTGGGGTCACTCTTCACGAAGGTGGCAAGTGGGTTGTCCGAGTTGGCGACGGAGGGAAGGTCCACTACGGCGGCCTTCACTCAGACCTAGAAGCCGCGAAGTCCGCTGCTATCGCCCTTCGCAACTCCCTCTTCACGCACAACGACGCAGATAAGAAAGCCGCGTGATGAACGTGCCGGTCACAGTCCGTTCAACAACGGGGACCGCGCCGCTTACCTTCACCCGAATCTCAGCCGACCGGGTCCAGATCACCAACGAATTCAACGCAACCCAGATCTATTGGGTAGCCGACATCCTCACCGCACTCGAAGACAACGGAGAAACCAAATGAACCCGCAGCCCCAACACCGCGCACCGCAGACCCCGTCCAGCATCGTCCACGACATCGGCCAGGGCGTCATCGAAGGCTTCGAGTACCGTGACCGCGCCGGCAAGTACCGAGCCGCCTCAATCAACGACGAGGCAGCGGCGTGAGGGACATGACGGTCACCCGGGCATCCCGTCGTGGCGCGTACACGTTGCCGGTTGAGCATGGCAGGCCGCGCACACCGAAACCCGGGTTTGAGCCGATCAGCGCCGACGAGTGGGCCGAAATTATTCACCTCGCCCGCCAACAACGCACCGAAGAAGCCATCACCGCATACGCCAGGAGGAGGACAGCATGAGCCCGGTATCAGGAATGCACGCCGCGTGGTTGGTTCGCCGGGTCTGCGGCAAGCATGTTGAGGAGGCCCCGTTGAACGAGACGGGCGGCGAGTACGTGGCCCGTTCGATCCGGTCATGCGCCGCACTCACCGCCACTCTGGGTGCCCGTGTCAACCCGATCTTCATGCACGAAGTCATCCGGCTACTTGAGGAACTGCACGAGGTCCACGCCGGCACACACCCCGACCTCCAACAAAACCAGGCACTCACGGTAAACAACGCCCCCGACCTCATCGACCGGCTACAGGTGCAAATCAGCGCCGCCGTCAACGAACTCCTCGCCCACACTGAACCGCTCAAGGAAAGAGTCGCAGCATGAACGACCAGGAAGCACTCACCGCGATCCGTGAACAACTCGACGCTTTCTTCCGCGGCGGCAACCCCTACGAAACCCTCGGTGCTATCGCCCAAATCACCGGCCTCAACGGGGGTGCGGAGTGAGCGCCCTGATCCTCCTCCTAGGGACCGTCTACTTCGGCATCCAATCAGCCCGCCTCATCACACAACCAACCAGGAGCAACAAATGAGCCACCCGATCAAGTTCCGCAAGAAGCCCGCCTTCATCGCCACCGCCGCATTAGCAGCAACCCTGCTATCCGGTTGCGGTGCGCCTGCCGCCAAAACTGCGTCCGATAACCTCTCCACGGCGGCAGACAACTTCGAAATCAACCGGCGCATCGTGTTCTTCAACGGCATCACTGACAAGTACCTCCTGACGGTCGAGGGGCGATGCTCCATCCATCCAGACGGCGGAAAGCTAGACGTCACCTGCAAGATCGCTGACAACCAGTACAAGAAGCACTTCCTCGGGCTCAGCGACAACGTCTCCTACTTCGTCGAGCAGTTGGATCCGGCGGACGTGAGCGTGTACCACTACCGGGTTCTCTTCAAGCCGGAGACCATCGTGCCGGACATCAACATCGATGCGGGCAAGCAGTGATCGAGTACACGGGGAACATCCAGGTCCACCACCACGACGACATGGCCATGATCTGGGGCCAACAACGGGCCCTCATCAACAGGATCACACAAGACCAAAACAACCCGGACGGAGACAAGCGATGAGTGAACTTGACGAACTGGCGGACATGATCGCCGATGCTTTAGTAAACCCCCAGCACGGAGAGAGGGCGCTCGATTCCTTGCGCGTTGCCGACCGTCTGCACGCGGCAGGATACCGAAAGAGTGCAGCGCCGGAACCGACTCGCTGGGGCATCCGGCTCTACCCCGCGGACGTGGCAATCAAAAACGGGTCGTGGGAGTTGGGAGAGATCCTGGATTACGGCACAGACAAGGAGTCCGCCCGGAAAGTGATCAAGGGGATGCGTACGCGCCGCCTCGTGAAGAAGCTTGATGCTGACAGTGAGTGGGTAGACGCATGAGTTGGGCGCCGGAGGATGACGAGATGCCCCGCCCCGCCCCGTCCTACCGCAACTCAACCAGCCTCTGCCCCTGCGACGAATGCACCGCAGATGACGGCGCAGGATCCACTGACCTAGACCCCGAGGAATTCAATTGACAGCCACGATCACCGAGCCAGGTACCAGCCTGCAAGTGTTTGACGACATCGAACAAGGCACAGACGAGTGGCATGCGATCCGCCGCGGCATCATCACCGCCTCTGTTGTGGGGTTGCTCATCACGGCGAAGACAATCAAGCCAGCGTCCAACGACACGTCACGCAGCCTCACCGCCTCACTCGTCGCCGAACGCATCACCGGATACACCGAACCCACCCACACATCAGCCGACATGGAACGCGGCAACCTGGACGAGCCCTACGCCCGGGAGGTCTACAGCGAGCACTATGCCGAGGCCACTGAGGTCGGCTTCATGGTCCGCGAGTTCGACGGAATCCGCATCGGCTACTCACCGGACGGGCTGGTAGGTGACAACGGGCTCATCGAAATCAAGTCCCGCCGGCAGAAGATCCAACTCAAAACGATCCTTTATGACGAGGTCCCGTTGGAGAACATGGCGCAGATCCAATGCGGGCTGCTCGTGTCCGGGCGTGACTGGCTCGATTACGTGTCCTACTGCGGCGGCATGCCCCTCTACGTCAAGCGCGTGTACCCCGACATCAACTGGTTCACGGCAATTAAGGACGCGGTCAAGGCCTTCGAGGACACCGCGGCACAGATGATCGAAACCTACCATGTAGCCATCGCAGGCAGGCCGAACACCGACCGCATTGACCACTTTGCAGAAATGAGATTCTGATGGACCTGACTGAGTCAATAGCCCCCCGATCTGACCAAATTAATGCTGATGATCTGATCAGCGGCCCCGTGACTGTGACTGTTCAGGAGGTAGTACAGGGCACCGCTGAGCAGCCCGTGGATGTGCGCCTTGTGGAGTTCCCCGGACGCGCCTACCGCCCATCTAAGAGTATGAGACGGGTCATGGTCATGGCGTGGGGTGCTGAGGCCAGCACTTACGCTGGGCGCCGCATCACACTGTTCCGCAACCCTGAAATCACGTTCGGCAGGGACAAGGTGGGCGGCATCGAAATCAGCCACCTTAGCCACATCGAAAAGCCGTTGACTGTGGCACTCACCGCAACCCGTGGCAAGCGCAAGAACTTCACCGTGGGACCACTCGCTGCACCCGCGCCGGCCCGTGACTTCTATGGTGAGGCTGCGCTTGCGAACGGCGATCTTGGACTCCTGCGCACCCTCTACAAGGCCGCTCAGGCGGCGGGTGAGAACCAGGCAGTGTTGGACCAGATCCGCGGCATGGCGTCAACAGCCAGTGAAGCACCCGCAACCCCACCCGCACCCGCACCCGATGAGTCGTGACTGCGGCAAGGATGTTCACCCCACGTACCGGGCCGCACAAAAAGTAATCCGCACCATGGAACGCCGCGACAAACTCCGCGGGAAAACCGTGCGGAAACAGGAAATTTATCACTGCCACGATTGTTCCGGCTGGCACAGTACGAGCCATTCATATGCAAAACAAAGGAAAGTCGCTTGACCATCACCGTCTACACCGCCCCCAACTGCCAGCAGTGCATCGCCACTAAGCGCTGGCTGGATAAACGGGGCATCATGCACCAGACCATCGACGTCTCCAAGAGCCCCGACGACCTGGCCGCGATCAAGGCCCTCGGCTACAAAGCCGCACCCGTCACCATCGTCTCCACCGGGGATCCAGAGATGGAACTCCACTGGCAGGGTTTCGACGTCAACAACCTCCGCAAGTACACCACCCGAGAAATGAGCAACTAACCATGGCCGGCGAAACACAGATCACCCTTATCGGAAACCTAGTCACTGACGCCGAGCTGAGGTTCACGCCTAGCGGTTCAGCCGTGGCGAACTTCCGCATCGCGTCCACGCCGCGGACCTTTGACCGGCAGAGCAATGAGTGGAAGGACGGCGAGACTCTGTTCCTCCCCTGCAATGTGTGGCGCGAACAGGCCGAAAACCTGGTCGAATCCCTCACCAAAGGATCCCGCGTCATCGTCACGGGCCGACTCAAGCCGCGTTCCTACGAAACGAAGGAAGGCGAGAAGCGGACTGTCATC